GGCCCGTCTGGCCGTAGCTGCGGATGACACCGACATCTTCATCCCGCCGGGATTCTCCCAATACAACCTGACCGAGTTCAAGAAGCAGGCTGTCATCCTTGCCGAGCAGTCGGGATGCACACTCACCCTGGAAACCAATGACTAAAAAGAGATGCCACATCAACGCATCTGAGCTAGGCGCCGTGATGGGGGTTGATCCATGGCGTGACCCCATTGACGTCTACATAGACAAGAAGGAACCACCAAAACGACAACCTAAGTCCGAGCAGCAGCAGTGGGGCGACGCCCTGAAATGCGTGATCATGGCCAAATGGGGCGGCGACTCAATGAGTTGGCTTCCCGGCGAGATCATCCAGCGCGTAAACGGCCGATTGAGAATGAAGTGCGACTACATCGCCTACTCGGAAGGCTCGTCCCGGACCGCGCGCGCGGCAACCAACCCAGAAGACCCTGGACCGCGAGTCATCGAGGTGAAGAACGTCTCTGAGCGGCAGCTAGATTCGTGGGAGAAGGACGGCATCCCGTTGCGATACCAGTATCAGGGACAGGCTTACATGCTCGGTGAGCGCCTGACGCTCTGCACCTTCCTTGTCCTGTTCGGTGGGAACACCCTCCGTAAGTTCCATATGGTCCAGGATCACAAGATGACGAGAGAGATGATCGTAGCCGTAGACGAGTTTTGCAGGTCATTTATTGACGGCATGTCACCCCCGACCCCCGAGACCCACAGGAACTTCATCCGCGTCGTGACAGCGTCCGAAGACCTTGACCTTGAAGACTTGCCGATGCTCAATGCCCTTATCTTCAACCGCTCTCAAAGGAAGAAGCTAGACGAAGAAGCCAAGCGATTGACCGACTGCCTAAGGTCTGTTGTCGGTGACAAGATGAGCCTCAAGCTCGGTGGCAAGGTGATCGCAACCTGGAGCGATCGGCTTCGGAAGGAGTCTGTCCAGAAGGCTAAGTCGTGGCGCCAGTTTGACGTGAAGCCCAACTCAGTGCTCCACCGAGCCGTGGCCGATTTCACGATCAAGAAAGGGCATGACGCCCAACGAGAGGCCGAGCCGGAATCGTCCACCGACAGCACTGCCAAGAAGGTTGAAAGCGTCCCTTTAGACTCAGCCATCGGTTAGTTCCTTGAGGTAGTTAGGGCTTTCCCGATGGGCAAGTTTGAAGACAGATCCAACCGTCTCTTTAACCCCTAGCTACTCGCGCACCGACAAGGTAAGTATTAGACACATGGAAGACACCAAAACGAACGAGCCGACCACCTCACCGCCCGAGCGGCTGGGTGAGCTATACCAATCCCTCGCCAAGTTTCAGCGGGAGGTTCGGACCATCTTCGCTAACGAGAGCGCCCAGTATGGCAAATATGCGGACTTGTCAGAGGTTTTGAGCGCGGTGACCCCAGCGCTCAATTCAAACGGTCTAGTGATGTTCCAGACCTTCACTCATACCCCTGACATGCGGCAGGTGCTCGTCACCACCTTGGCGCACAAGAACGGCGCATTCGTGAAGTCGTCTGCTCCACTGATCCTTGACGGCGGGCGAGGTAACGCTCTGCACGCATGGGGCGGCGCGACAACCTATCAGCGGCGCTACGCATGCCTCGCGATCCTGGGGCTTTCAGTGGGAATCCCCGACGACGACGGTCAGCACGCCACCCCCACCCAGAACACCCCCCGCAAACAGGCGGCAAAGCCATCGAACAGACCGTCCACATCTCTGGACACTGTTTTGAGGCTGATTGATGACTGCACCACCGAGATCCAGTTGCGGACCATCGGGAAAGCGGCGAAACAGCTTCCGGAAGCCGATCAAGACATCGTCCGCGAGGCCTACAGAGAGCGCCGAGACTTCATCTGCGACAGCCAGGACTCCCGATGCACTCAGGTGCTGGCGGCGCTGGCCGAGCCTGAAACCAACCAACCAGCACTGGACTTCCTTGGCACCATCGGCGTATCCATCACCGCCGCCGAAGACGTGAGGTCCATGACCCCCGACGAGCTGACTCAATTCATCCAATGGCAAGCAAAGAAATCCCAGTAGGGCCCAACCCACCGTTCGCAACGGTGACAGAGGTCAATTCCGATGGTAGCGAGAAGCTTCTTGAAGGCCGCAGTCCCTATGCCCTGATGGTCGCCCGTCTGCGTCGCCTATCCCCTGGCAACTCGCTAAAGGTCACCAGGAGCACCAAGACGCCGATCGAGACGGTCCGGGGGTCGCTATGGCGTCATCTAGTCCGAGAGAAGGTTTCTGACCACTTCCGGTCGTTCATCCTGGACCGCGAGAGCTTCATGGTGACCCGCCTGGACTATACCGAGGGGGAGATGTTCCATGGCGCCTGAGCCAACCTGTCTCAAGGTGGAGTTGCCCTGGCCATCCGCCAAGCTTTCACCGAACGCCCGGCTCCACTGGGGCCAGCGCAGCACAATGGTGAGGAACCATCGCGCGGTGGCCAAGCTACTAGCCTTCGAGGCAGGGGCAAGCAGGATGACCAAGTGGGTAGCCAAGAAGGTCAGCGCCGACCTGAGGATCAATGTCCAGGTTGAGTTCGTCCCGCCCGCGAAATACCGCTACGACGAAGACGGCCTGATGTCCCGGATGAAGGCCTACCTGGACGGCATCGCCGACGCCCTCAACGTTGACGACTACAGGTTTCAGAACAATCGACCCATCGTGAACCTGGACGCGGCCAAGAGGCCCGGCATGGTTCGAGTCACCCTGTCATGAGTGCACGGAATGCAAACAATGAAAAGCCGCTGCAAGAACGGACATGATCTGAGCATCCTCGGCAGGTTTGCCAACGGCAACTGCAAGGCCTGCGACAAAGGCGCGAAGAAGCGCCTTCGCGAACGCAAGAACGGTGGACTGCTGAAGCCACCCCGCCCGCTCCCAGGCCCGCCGAAGTGGGCTATACCCTACATCCTAGAACTAGGTGATCGGATGGACATAGCCCACGGTCAAGAACTCCAGCGACTCAAGGATGAGGCCACCCGCCTCAGCGTTCTCCCCGCAGACTGCCCACCCCCACCCGTCAAGGTCAGATGAATCTAGCTCAAGTCCCAGCCCGAATGTTCAACGGTTCCACCCACCACTTCGATGGGTTCATTCCTGTGACGGTGGAGCCTGATGGCCATTGCCATCATAAAAGCAGGGTCATCGGGAGCACCACCGGCGGCTACCGCCGGACGCTCGTCCGAGCATCCATCCCCCCGCTAACGGGGTCGCGGTCCGTCCAGTCCAGCTCAACCCCAACCGAGCCGGTCATCATGCCGCCCAACCTCAGGAAGATGCTCGGCACCCTTGAAGTGAACGGGAGCCCGATGAGCCCCACAGACCTTGATTTGGACGGAGCGTTCATCCACGCGCACTTTCAGCACCGGCTGGGAGCGTTCATGGTCGATGTCTTCCTTAGTTGGTCGCCCATTCAAGGCTACGTGGCTCTCGGCGAGGCAATGATCACCTTGTCTGATGCATCAGGGTCCTTGGCCGTGACCACAACCCCGGACATCAAGATCACCTTCGGCGATGCGGCGCTGCACTCATTGGGCCATGGATGGGGGTCGAAATGCTGGCCGATATCAAGGCGGACCATCAACAACGGTCAAGCCATCGCGGCACCCATTGGATTCTTCTGGACGAAGTATCAGGGCATGGACACTCAGAAGGCCATTAACGCCACGTTGCTCTGCGAACGTCTTGTTGGCGGCTTCGGGATCGTGACCCTGGCCACCGGGAAGCCTACAGACGGCACCGACAAGACAGCGGTCTTCGCGTCCGCCATAGCTGTTCAGGGCGCGCGCCGCACAGGAACATGGGAACCGCCGGTCATCGGCCCGACAGCGGACAGTTCAGTGACTGGGGATCAGGAGGACCAAGTCTTTGTCCGCGGCGAGATGTTCACCGAGCCATCCGCCGTTTTGGGCACCTACCTCGCTGGCCTGAAAATGTCCAACCGCCCTTGCCATCACCGAGAAAACGACGGGAAGCAGGTTACATGGTGGGCCAACCTCGACTGCATCCTGTGGTCCGGCATCCCCCACTTCGATACGAACGTCTCACCGAACCAACTCGGCGTCCCGGCGCGAGCCTACCCAGCAGGCCAGGGCGGCTGGAGCGGCCCTGACCGTGAGCACAATCTATACGGCACGTTTTGCGCCGCCCTCAAGGCCACCGGCAGCCTATGCCTGGACTTCCTGCTGAACCATCAGGCGAACAACTTCCTGATGTCCGAGACCGTCCCAAGCTCCCATGGCAACACTTCAACCAACCAGATGGACGCGGCGCGCTCGGTTGGATGGATGGCCATCATGGCCGTTGACATATACCATCTGCTTCGCAACAGGGCGCTCGCGATGGATGTTGAGGCCAGATGGAAAGCTCGTTGGACAGAGGTCTACAAGCCCACGATCGCTGGCCTTGAGCATCACGGTTTCATCTGGGACGTGAGGCTCAACGATCCCAGGCTCGGCGATGGGCTATGGTGGATGCCCTGGCAGCAATCCATAGGCGCTTACGGCTTGTGGTTGGCCGGAAATACCTTCCTTGTTCCGGAGGCCGTTAGAGAGGCTCTCAGGGCCGCTAAGCAGGTCGTTGATTGCGACTACGTGAAGCTTCCTGGTGAGACTTGGCGCAACGTGGGGAATCAAAAGCTCCACCCAACCCACCCCGGTGAACCATGGCCGGTAGAGACGTGGATGGACCCAAGCTATCAGTTTGGACCGACGTGGTTCTTTGCCACCTGGAACGTCCCAGCCCTAGCCATCACCAACGCTAACTCTGAGCCTGGATCAAAGGCCCGGATCATCTGGGACTCCTCGCACAGCACCCATGACCCTTCCTGGACGCCTCCTATCACCGTCCATCCGCTCGTATGATCTGGGAAAGCTTTGAATCAGTGGACCTCGACCAGTTTGGGTCGCGCGCCATCATGGAGTCTGTTAGCCGAGTAGCCCTGCCAGACGGTGCCCGGTGCCCGGATGACGAGACGCTCTGGCAAGCCCTTGTTGAAGGTGGCGAGGAGAACAACGGGTTGCGTCTGTGGGGTCACGAGGGAGATGTCCCCGACCCCAACGAACCGCGCCCGTTGAACCGGTGTCATTGGATCGTGGTTAGGGCATCGACCTGCATCCACAACGATCCGACCTATGGACACTACTGCCATCACCTCAAATTGAGATGCGACCCAGGGACATCGGTTCGTGGCGTTGAAGACCGCATCCAGATGCATCGCGGGCTCTACTACGTCCTCGACGCCCATGCCCCGCATGAGGTCCAGTCACCGTCAAAGGGTTGGAACTTCGGCGTATGCCTGGACGCTGACGAGATCCTCCCGCTATCGGATGCCCTTCCCCGGATGATTGAGTTCGCGATGACCGCGCCGATACTTGCTGGCGATTGTCGAATAAATTGGACAAGGGCTTGACCCGGACAGGGTGAACGTGCGATACTCCTTGCATGACCAATGAAGCCGCAGCCGTCCGCCCCACCCAAGTCCAAGTAAGCACCAGCGCCTACGAGTTCGCTCATGGCCGCTCCCCCAAGGGCCGGGGCGCATGGGCGTTCGAGGGCGACAATCCCGCCGAACTTTTCTGGCACAACGGTCTATACGCTGACGCCCGCCGGGCCGCGAAGAAGCATTTTGCAGCGATGGGCGAGACCCACATTAGTGCGGCTAGCTAGCCAGCACCCCAACCCGAGGAACGACATGACAGACAAAAAGAAGCCTGAGAGAGACAGCGACGAGCTGATATTGACCATGATTTCGGAGGCGCTGATTCAGCACAACCGGAACACCGCCCAAGCGTTCGCTGAGTGCAGCGAACACGGATCGATAGTGGCAGTGGGGGACGGCAACTCTAAAACCGGCAAGCGGTGGATGGTCTGCCTAGTGACCAATGATGCCGCCTGCCACCTAGAAGATTGGGTGAAGCAGCAAGCCCTCATGCGTAAGGAAGCATCCGACTCCATCGGAGCCTACTCCACCACCAGGATCATCACCCCCGGTAACCCATCGCCCAGCAACGCAGAGGAGTCGCGGAAGTGATGGATCCCGCAACGAGAGTGTTCGGGCCACTGAAGTGGGACGATGTCAGCTACGTCTACAGGGACACCCTCGGAGTCATCGCAACCTACGAAGACACCCAGGAGATCACCGTTCGGATTGGCGCCGAACAGCGCCGGGCCAACGTGTCGTCTATCCGCAGAGTGGTGCAGGGGTCGAGAATCAGGCGCATGGAGACCAAATACGTGGTCGTGTTCAGGGCGGGCGAACACATGGAGCGTTCCACGATGCACTTGCCAATTGACTACCCCGGCTTGTTGATCGAGGGACCCGCATGAACAGGAACGAACTGGCCAGACTGGCCAAGCTCCTAAGGAAAGGTTGCGGACTCCCCGCCGCCCGAACACTCGCCCTCAAGCTATGGTCGCGCCACCGTGGCGCCTGGAAGTGGAAAGCGAAGGAACTATGGACAACGTGACGAAGGTGCTCATCGAAAGTCTCCGAGAGGAGCTCCGCGTATTGAAGGCCGATGAGAAAGAGAGGCTCGCCGCTGGCGCCTGTCTAGCGAAGGTTGCTCAACTTGCGGTGTCGATCATCTACCTGCACTGCATGATTATGGACAAGTGGGCCATCGCCCCTGACGACCCAGAAAACGTGAAGCAGGTAAATGCGTCCATCGAAGACATGAGAGCCATGGGCAAGCACCTCCTGGTGCTAGACGACATGGTTAAGATGTTTTTACCGCCACCCCCAACCGAGGAAGCCAAATGACTCACCCTGACTTCGCCGAGTGCAACGATGACACCCTGAACGGGATCATCAATTCCGTGAAGAAATACGGATGCATCACCCTATACGGCGATGCCGGCAAAGTGACCATCGCGGAGGTCCCTGGCCCGCCTACCAAGCATGCGGCGCCCCATCTCTCAGAGCCATCGGACGGGTCCATGACCATGGGGGATCAGGTGCTAATGGAGATCCACGAGGAGATCGACAAGATGGACAGGGAAGCCAAGCTCTGCCAAGAGTCCTCACCGAAGATTCCCTCGACCCCGTTACCGCTGCTTCTCTTCATTCTCATTCTCACCGCTACCTCTCTGGTCGCGTCCGTTGTCGCTGCTTGGAAGTAGACCAATGCCCAACCCGCTCCTCGAAATCAAAGTCATCTCTGGCGACGCCGTCGCCGAAGTCCTCCAGACCATCTCAGTCCATGGCTACGCCAGCCTGGACACTGGCCCCAAGTCACCACCTGTTCAGGTGGTATCCATGGAGGTTCACTTAGCAGCCATGGCGATCAAGGATCAACAGATCAAGAAGCTGATGCAGAAGCTTCACCCGCCAAAGGTGCCGACACCGCCAAAGGCCGCGATCCCAAAGAAGGGCAAGGGCAAGTAGCTCTACCGCGGGTCGCGTCCGGTGCGGCCGCTCGGTAAATCTGCCAGCCAGACCCGAGTGGGCCAGGGTTCGAGTCCCTGGCGATCCACCAATCAAGAGAACGTGTTGGCCTTCTGTGTGGCTCCCCTTCGTGACTGCGGTGGGGGGCCTCTTTCATTTAGCCGCGCGCGCCGATAGGGTGAGGGGACGAGTGGCGATTGCCACATCACCACCCGAGAGACCAAGGATGGCAAAAGCAAAGATCGCGGCGCAACTCAAGCCGCTGGCAGTCCAGTTGGACAGCCTGAACCCAGACCCCAAGAACCCGCGGCTTCACACCGCGCGCAACCTGGAAGCCATCGCCGGGAGCTTGAAGAAGTTCGGGCAGGTGAAACCAATCATCGTCCAGAAGAAGGGCATGATCGTTCGCGCGGGCAATGGCACCGTGGACGCGGCCAAGTCCCTCGGCTGGAAAGAGCTAGCAGCGGTCATCGTGGACATGACGGACGAGAAGGCGCAGCAACTTGCCGTCGCAGACAACCGCACCGCGGAGCTTGCCGATTGGAACCACGAAAACCTCGTGGAACTCATGACCAGTTGGGACGACCTGGACATTCCGGGGTTCAGCGAAGCAGAGATCAGTGGATTGATGTCATCCATGGATGCTGAGATGGACAACATCACCGGAAGCTCCATGTCCAGCACCCTAGACATCACAGGAGGCACCGGCACCGTCGCTGGCTACGCTCCGTCGGTTGAGCCGTCAACCCAGGCAGCAGCCACCACCGAGGAGGACGTTGACCGCGCCGCGGCCAAGCTACTGGAGATGGGCAACAGCAATCAAAGCTCGGTCCCCGTCGTCTGCCCTGAGTGCGCTCACGAGTTCAGGATCCAAGGATGAGTCCGTCAGGCAAAGAGGTAGCAAGCCACCTGTCAGACGCTCGGTGGCAGTTCGCGAAGTCCATGGCCTCAATCCCCCATGAGTGGACTCGCCGCAACAGATGGGCAGACAACGACGCCTTCACGGCAGCAGTCGTCTACGTGCTGGACCCCGCCAACCTGACCAAAGGCTTGTTCAGGGGTCGTCCCTGCGATTACTTCATCCCCGGCGACGGATACCAATACTGGTGCTGCATGAAGCCCGGCGACGATCCAGCCCTAGAGTGCATCATCAACCGATCCCTGGTTGGAGCTAGCGCCTAGTGGTCCGCTTTATTGTCCAGGCGATGCCGCAGCGAACGTCCACCGTAGACTACCTGAAAAGGCACATCCCGACGCTCGAAGTCTGTTGGGACCGCCGGAAGTGGGCCTTCGGGACCTTCATGGACGCGCTCCGTTTGGCGGACGGTGATCCCTGCGTTCACCTGGAAGATGACATCATCTTGACCGTGGACTTTGTCAGAGAGATCGAGGAGGTCATCGCCGCGCGGCCGAACGCGCTGATCCAGTTCTTCTCAATGCGTCAGGCGGACTTGACGCAGGGATCAAGGTGGGACCGCAAGTTCGCGATGAACCAATGCTGGTATTGCCCAGCCGGCTACGGGCCCCGCTTCCTGGCCTATGCGGCGCGATGGATGGCAGACAACCCCGAAGACAAGCAGGGTGGCTACGACACCATGATGAACGCAGCCCTCAAGGACTGGAAGACGCCCTACTGGCTTCACGTCCCCAGCTTGGTTCAGCACCGCGTAGGCAAGAGCCTCATAGGTCCACGGTCATCCAAGCGCCAGAGCGCCACATTCATGGCTCCAACGAAGGATTCCTGATGGACCTGAAGTGGGACGCTGTCATGAAGCCTGAATGGGCGTCGAACCCAGTGGTCCACCATCAATACGTGGATCTTCCGGACAGTATTCAGACACCATCCACCGAAGACCTACTGAAGACATTCAAGACAGGGGCCTACAAGCTCCAGACCTGGAAGCGGTCAAAAGACATCACCGGCAAGACGATTCTGGAGAACGACCCGCACTGGATCGCAGTTCGTGGATCGACCCCGCTGCACATAGACCCGCGCTACCCGCGCTACAGCCATCACCTGAAGCTTCGGGTGGACGAAGGCATCTTGGTCCGTGGTCGCGACAAGGTGGAGCTACAGCTTGTCAGAGGCTTGTTCTACATCCTGGACACCCACAGCCCTCATCAGGTGCTCGCCCATGACGGTGGCTGGAATGTCGCCGTATCAGTGGACAGCAAGACGATCCTTCCGGCACGCGAGACCATCGCTAAGTGTATTCTGTTCGCAGCATCTGAGACGGTGACCCCATGACAAAGCTACTCATGGGCATCAATGTCCTGGAAGCCGCAAGAGACCGCATCCGATGGCTGTTCGACCAGTATCCTGAAGAGAGCCCTGTGGTGTCCTTCAGCGGCGGCAAGGACTCGACCGTCTGCCTGAACCTGGTATGCGAGATCGCTAAGGAGCGCGGCACCGGGCCCGTTGACGTGGCCTTCATGGACCAAGAGACCGAGTGGAGCAACGTCGTCGCCTACATGCGTCGCGTCGCAGCCCGCCCGGACGTGAACCTGCACTGGTTCCAGGCACCCTTCACGCTGACCAACAACGCCAGTTCAGAAGCCGAGAGCTTCACTGCATGGGGAGACGGTGAACCGCACATGCGCGCGCGCGAGCCAAGCGCCATCACCAACCTCGGCATGGACACCAAGGAAGTCAGATTTCACGACCTGTTCGAGATCATGCTGAGGCACATCCGCGGCGACAAGCCCGCGGCCTTCGTTGGTGGCATGCGCGCGGAGGAAAGCCCTGTTCGCATGATGACGCTCACCAGAGACGGGGGGTATCGGGGTGTCACCTGGGTCAAGAGGCTCACGAAGAAGCGCGAGCATCACACGTTCCATCCGATCTACGACTGGACGTATCGCGATGTTTGGAAGGCCATTCACGATGGAGGCTGGGACTACTGCCGCATCTACGACCTGATGTTCAAGCATGGTGTTCAGATCCCCCGCATGCGGGTCAGCAACCTGAACCACGAGACCAGCCTGGACAGCCTTCGCTACCTGCAAGAGCTTGAGCCAGCAACATGGGACGCGCTTGTAGCGAGACTGCCGGGCATTCATGCAGGTGGCACCATGGCAGCCAAGTTCTTTCCGACAGAGCTTCCAGAGATGTTCCCTACGTGGCGCGCGTATCGCGACCACCTGCTTGAGAACCTGATCCAACCCCACATGAAGCCCCGCTTCCTGAAGGAGTTCGACAGACTGGACAGCAAGTATCGCGACAAGGGCATGCAGTCATTCGACGCCGTCTGTTGTCGCGTCCAGTGCCAAGCCATAGCCGTCAACGACTTCAGCTTCACGAAGATCCAAGGGTGGGAGTTCACCAAGGCAGTGGACGCTTTCCGCAGGTGGCTCAAGGGTCACCGCGGTGAGAAGCAGATGGTGAAGAACAAGTACATCCCGATAGATCCAGGGATTGCATCCGTCCAGGCAAAGCTCTAGAGGTTGGACGCATGGAAGACAAAAAGAAGACGACCGACACCGCCTCGCAGGGGCTTATCGACCGGGCCGCGGTGCTGTCTGCGAGGACCTACCAAGGCTCGCTGAACTGGAGGGTCGAGGCATCGCTGCTCCTAGAAGAACTAGCCGACGCCAAGCCGCTAGTGGCACCCGTGGATCTGGAGGGACGACTCGACGCAGTGTTGGCGGTCGTCCGAGCGGCATTCAGACCTATGGTGTTTGTTGGCGACACGAACATCGTGAGTCTTATTGAGCAGATCGTCGAGATGCGTGACGCTGCTCGCAACAAGATCGCCGACCTCGAGAAGCAGTTGGCCGAGGCGATCACCCGCGCCGAGAAAGCCGAAGCCGCCGTCGGCAACGCGGGTCTGCGCAAGCTGCGGGATCTATACGCACGGGAGGTCCATGGAAACGGGGATTACTATGCAGGTTGCCAAGCGCAGAGGGAGTCATTCGTAGGAGACATCGACCGCATCCTCGAAGCCGAGCCGCAACCCGAGCGCGACGATGCGCCGCTGACCGACTGGCTGGAATACATCAAGGACTACGAGGGATGCGAACCTAAGTATATGAAGGCCATCGCCGAACTAGTCCGCCGCTCACTCGCAAGATGATTAAAGACCAACCAGTAGCAAACGTTCAATGGGTCCCGATCGACGATGTCTGCCCCAACGACTACAACCCCAACAGCGTCGCGAAGGTGGAAATGAAGCTGCTCTACACGTCCATTAAGCATGACGGCTACACGCAGCCCATCGTCACGATCAAGGACGAGGAGACCGGCAAGTTCGTCATTGTGGACGGCTTCCACCGCTACTTCGTGGCCAAGACGAACCCCGACATCCTGGAGCGCAGCGAGGGCAAGCTACCAATCGTGGTCATCGACAAGGACATCAACGACCGGATGGCCAGCACGGTCCGGCACAACCGCGCGCGCGGCAAGCATTCCATCAAGGGCATGTCGTCCATGGTATTCTCGATGCTCAAGCGCGGATGGAAGGATGACCGCATCTGCAACGAGCTTGGCATGGAGCCGGAGGAGTTGCTCCGTCTCAAGCACATGACGGGGTTCAGCGAGCTGTTCAAGCGCGCCAAGCACTCAGAGGCATGGCAGACGCATAATCAGGTGAAGACTCAGCACAAGGCCGCACAGGAGCCTCAGTAGTGGTCACCGGAGACGATGGCCATATGCGTCGAAGCCTCACGGAATACCAACCGATGGACTGGCCCAACGACCCTGGTGGCGACTACCTCTGCCAGTGCTGTGATTGCGGCCAAGTGTTCGTTGGGAGCCGGGACCGCGTTGAATGCCGCATCTGCGCCAAGGTCGATTCAACGTCCATCCCCGTCATCGCGTCCACCCCAACTGAGTGCCCATCATGCGAGACCTTGCGTCGTGAGGTTATGCATCTACAGGCACAGCTTCGCACGCGGCACCCCTACGCAGTGTTCGACGTGAACCAGCAGGTGGAGCGAGAGAGGCACACTAGGAACGGTGGAAAAGACCATGTCAGATGAGGCGCCCGTCAAGAAGCCGATGGGCAGACCGCGGCTTATCACCGACGAGCTAAGGGACAAGATCGTCCTCACGATCCAGCTTGGCTTCCCTCCAGCGCGCGCCGCACAGGCTCATGGGATCAGCAAGCAGACGCTTCACGAGCATGGCAAAGCGAACCCAGAGTTTTTGGACCGTATGAAGACAGCGGAGGCCGCTGCTGAGTTAAACGTCTACTCACGAGTGATTAAGCACAGCGCGACTCAGTGGACAGCGGCAGCGTGGATACTGGAGCGCCGTTGGCCTGAGACCTATGCCAAGCGTGACGACAAGATCATCGTGAACAACAACAACGAAGCCAACGCAGTGGCTGTCGTCCAGGGACCAGCAGCACCGCTCGGCCTGGAGCAACTCACCCGCGAACTGCGCCGGACCGCAGAGATCACGGGGGAAGTGCTCAAGATCACCGTTGAACCAGTCGTGGAGGAACCGAGTGGCAAGCAAGACGTTGACCCCAGCGGAGCGGAATGATGAGGGCAGGCGGGTGGTGCTCGCAGCATTCGAGCGCATCTGCCCGCGCGTCATAGGCAACCCGTTCATCCCTCACTGGCCACTGCCTGCTCAGGCGTCCTTCATGGGCCTGCATCAAGCGTCCACAGGCCGCGTGTTCCAAGCGCTCTACGGTGGCGCCGCAGGTGGCGGCAAGTCTGACGCCCTGCTCATGGCCGCGGCTCAATACGCATGGGGCAACCCTGAGTATGCTGGCATCTGCTTCCGGAAGACGTTCACAGACCTCACCCAGCCAGGCGCCCTACTTGACCGCGCGAAGGAGTGGTGGATCCCCGCCGGCGCTCATTGGGATGGCAAGATGTTCACGTTCCCAGGCGGCGGCAAGGTCGTGTTCGCCTACCTCTACAAGCCAAACGACCACCTTCGCTATCAGGGCGCCGAGTATCACTTCACGGCATGGGACGAGCTGACCCAGTGGCCAGAGGCAGCGCCCTACGAATACGTAGGCATCTCAAGAGTCAGGCGGAAGAAGGGCAGCAAGATCCCCCTTCGCACCATGGCCGCGTCGAACCCTGGTGGCCCTGGACACTCATGGGTGTTGCGCAAGTTCATCGGCGCCGTTGACCCCAACACCGGCAAGTATGTCGAGCCAGAGCACCCCTACTGCCCTGCTCGCATCCGAGACAATCCCTACCTGGACCAGGAAGCCTACATCGCTGGCCTGATGCACCTGCACCCAACGGTCAGGGCCCAGCTACTTGATGGGGACTGGCGCGCGCGTGAGCCAGGCGACTACTTCAGGGCTGAATGGTTTGGTCCACTGCTCAACCCCGAGGTGGACACTTGGCCTAGCTCTGATTGTCTCCGTATCAGGTGGTGGGACTTGGCCGCCAGCGAGAAGGTCAGCGCCGCGCGAACGTCTGGTGTCCGGATGGCGCGTCACCGCAACGGGTCCAGAGCCATCGAGCACTGTCGCAGCTTCAGGGCAACCCCCGGCAAGCGCGACGACCTGATCTGTCAGACCGCACAAGGGGACGGCTTTGGCGTGACAGTGGGCCTGGAGATCGAAGGCGGCAGCGGTGGACCGGCTCAGTTTCTGGCCCTAGAGAAGCGCCTCAAAGGACTGGGGTTCAGGGTAGTGGGCGCCCGCCCGCGCTCGGAACTGAGAGGGCAGGAGGGCAAGCTGCTCATCCGCGGGAGCGTCGGCATGGGCGGCAAGGAAGCGCGCGCTGACCCAGTGGCCTCATGTCTTGAGCGCGGCTATCAGCGCCGTGGCGAAGGGGCAGATTCTGGAGCCCCATGGTATAACGAAGACCGAGATCGCCAGCCAGCGGACCAGCGGGACGGTCTGCGACTGTTCTCGGGCCCGTGGACGCAAGACTACCTAGACATCGTTGAGGGTTTCCCGGAAGCCGCGACCTGTGATGAGGTGGACGCGACCAGTGGCGCCTGGGCGTATCTGGAGGCTCACCCGTTCGGTGACAGGATTCCGATGCAGGCTCACGAGCAGCACAGGGTGGCTGAGCAGCAGAACCTGCATCCGGAAGACAGGTTCGAGGAAGCTCCCCGCTTCTGGAGACCCTAACCCGGCAGCGTGCCCTCGAACGTTTCATGCTGAGGGCCGTCTAGCTCCACATCGGCGTTGACTTGCCCGCGGCTGCACGCCATCCGGAGCCCTATGTTATTCCCTGGCCCTAGTTGGTTCACCAGCCACCCCACGCAAGGGAGCTTGTCGTCCGGTGTAGACTCATGGCACGACATCAAGCGCAACTCACCCAGGTTAAGCACCCCCTCGGTGACAATGGTCCCCTTCAGGGCGCGGTGCTTACTTACAGAGTAGCCGTCGGGAATATCATGAGGGTTGGTTGCCTGCTTCCACGGACACTTGGCGCACTGCTTTCGGGCTTCGTTGGTCATACCCTCAGTATAGCACGCGGAAAAACATTAGACAATGGCTTGACGCGGGAGGGGCAAACGTGCGATACTAGGGCATGACCAATGAAGACAAGATCCGCAAGCTAGTTGCCCAAGCCTTGGCCCTCCTGGAAAAGGCCGACGAAGCCGTTGCGATTGCCGCCGACGACCAAGAATGGGCAGACGGTGACGGATGCGAGTTTGTGTCCGCCCAAGGAGACTTGTCCGAGGCCATTAACGCCTGCAACAGCTTTGCCAGCGCAATTGAGTAAGGAACGAACGATGACTGCACGTGAAACCAAAACCGAAGGACGACGCGCCACCTGCACCCCATGGTGCGGTGGCAACGGGTTCAAGCTGCATAGCACTGAGCGCCGCCAAGCAAACAAAGTCACCCGCCGCCGAGCGCGGCAAGCACTGAGGAGCGAACAATGAGAAACCTACCTGAAGAACTGACCTTGATGGCCCTGGCTGAAGCCCACGGCGTCGTGCTATCCCCCACCCTGGCGAGGAATATACTGACCCACCACCAAAGCGCCGTCGACGCCCTTGATGCGCTCATGGACATGAAGCCAAGGGCAGAAGCCGAGATCCAAGCGCTACGCGAGGAGATGGCTATGGACGATGACTGGGATCACCGAGACACAGTGGCCTTCCTGGACGCGCTCGCCGTAGACATTGATGGCGACGCCCTGCGCGCAGTGGTCCGGTCAGTGATTGCGGTGGCAAGATGAGGGACTTCAACAAGGAGGCGAGGTCTATGTCTGTCGCAGCGTCCAAGACACTCTGTCGGAAACTGATCCTTAAAGCGTCCATCGAGCAGCCGGATGCGTTCAAGAACGTCATCGACCACCTGCAACAGTGGCACGGCGCTACGGACGGAAGCCATGAGTCACCGCTCTACTCCGCCCTCATTGTGATGATGGTGGACATCATGAGGGAAGCGATCGAGACGGGGGAGCTTGAATGATTAGCGTCCAGATGATGGTAGTGGTTCGCTACCGCATCCTCAGTGGCGGTCCTGGGGTCGAGTTTGAGGCCCTATCACCCTGTTGCGCGTCCTTCATGGCGAAGGGCTCTCTTCATGTCCGTCCGATGGAAGGTGACCACATCGCCTGTGGCGGCAACGACCAGCTCATTGTCAGCCGCCCCATCCACGACCTAGACCTCAACGTCTTCTGCTTTGAGGTGGCAGCAGGGATCACCAACAATGCCCATGAAGCCAACGAGCTGCTCAAAGAGCTAGCCGAGAGCTTTGACGCCAAGCTCTGGACAGTTGAAGAAATCGAACTGGCCCCATGGGAGAAGCCGTGACCCCCCGAGTAAGGAACGAACCGATGCCCAACCCTATGGACGATATCTGCATTTTTGACGCTCCACCCGTCTGCACTGCTTACTGGACCGAGGCCGACTGGAGGACATGGATCGAGGGCCAACCGGCCCGGAACCTTTTGAAGCTAGGAACGAAGACATGAACAACAATCCGATACAGCGTATTGCCGAACTTGAACGCCAAGTCCAACGCTTGAACGTAGCCGTGGACGGCATGGCCAAGCCGGCCACCACTGCCGCGGCGCCGCGGCGAATCCACCACAGGAAGCAGCAGCTAGTGATGCCGCTCAGTGACCGCAACCGCGAGCTGGCTCTGTTCGCGTGGGCCTGCCTGATTGGTGACGGCCCCGGACCGGAGCCATCCACCTATACGCAATCCCAATGGGTCGAGGTCATCGCGAGCATGGACACTGACGACATGTTTCCGAGCCATTGCCGCCACCTGGGCGCGACCCTGAGGGCTACCCTGGCCGAGAGCCATGGGATGAAGGTGAGGTGGTCAGCGACGCCCCTGCTAGGCCAGAACGAGCCTGGAAGCCGCCGGTCAAAGGGCAAGGCAAGCGAGGGATCCGAATGAGCCCCCGCACCCGCCTGATTGTTGAGCGCATGGGCGCCCTCGCCTTGATTGTGCTCTGCATGGCCGTGGCGTTGATGGCTTGATACCCTGGGCGGATGAGACATCTACTAGCTCTCGCGTTCCTATGCGCGACCCTGTCCGCCCAATTCCCGCCCCCATCCTCCCCGCCGCTATATTTCACGCAGCAGATCGGGGTAAGTCCCTCGCCTACCTCAAGCCTGTGCGTCAAGAATCAGGTGGGCACCGGCTCCCCAACGATGCAGGATCTCGCTGCATGGCTGAGTAACCCGTCCCTCTTTGAATCGACCCACATATTCGGCTTAAACACCAGCCTAGTGACCTACGAGACTCGGACCAACAGCACGACGGCACCCTACCCGTGCTTGTTCATCTTGAAGTTCAGCAGCTACGGCGGACCCCCTTGCTCCAGCCTCCTGACCACCCTGTCAGTTCCGGGGGCAGCCCCTAACCACGACTTGACATGGTTCGACCCGCTGCTCGGCCCCCCATCCTACATCGCCTACAACCCCACTCACGAGATTCCAACCCCCGGTGTCAATACCCCTCACCGATACTTCTTCTGGGCTTCCCCCGCGCCGCTCTGGTATAGCGTGGACGTGCAATCTCTCAGGATTGATCCAGGCAACGGGATGATCTACCTGTCACGACTGATTGGCACACGGTCACACCCTTAGGCGGACAGCACGTCGCTAGGCAATCGTGAAGCCCCAGGCATAGCTCAGCGTCCAGTTTCCTGTTGTAGACCGTAGCTGGACACGCTGAGCATGAAGCTCAGTCCCGACTAGCGCCGGGTCAGCGGGCACCCAAAGATCGACGGCCACCATGCCTGGAAACGTCGGGATCGTCCCTGGAGCCAGAACCAGCAGCCCCGCAGGTTCAAGCAGGAGGTCTCCGACGTATCCATTGAGTGGGATTGGCACCCCGTAGAGCGACGTAGCCACCGCAAACAGGGTCGGCGCCGCACCGGTGAGCAGCGATCCAGTGGCGTGGAAGGTGGCAAACGAGCCGGCAAGGCCGTTGCCAGTCGCGAAGACGGCGTTATTCGCGCAGGGGGATGCAAGGGACCCCGCAGTGCAAGAGCCCAACAGGGACTGACCACGGGCACCTGAGAGCACGCATAGAATCCCGATAGTTGCTTTGAACATCACATCACCCTACCGCGCGATACTGGTGATAGTATTCTCGTCATGAGCTACGAGCTACGGACCCGCAACCAGTCGCAGCAGCTTTACACCCGCGCACTGTCGCAGGTATATCGCAACAATATTCAGACGCACGATCCCAGCGTCTGGCTCCTTCGTGATCCTGAGATCGAGGAGAAGATGCTGCGCGATGCGGACATCGCTCACGCGGTGGGCTACAGGCGCCACCTGATCGCTGGCCGTGATTGGCAGGTCGTGGCGTCCAGGCCTGGGCACCCTCGCGCGGAAATCGCACAGATGGTCGGCACAGAAATGCTGGGCTTCATCAAGCACTTCACGCAGGCCCGGCTCAATCTGGCGCGCGCGTTCTTCAGCGGTTCTCGATATGGACGCATCCACGGCGCAATGCGGAAACTGACCATCGGCGATGGGAAGCCCCGTCAATGGTGGTGCCCAATCCGGATCGAGGACGTTGACAAGCGGATCTACAGGCAGGTGCCGAAGAACGAATACGTCAATGGTGAAACCGTCTTGTCTGCCACCTGGGAGCGCTGGAACATCGCGCAAAGTAAATGGGAAGCAGAGACGATCCGGGACAGCATCAACACCATCAGGCACGTCTACCAAGACGACCAAGCCACCCTTGGCTACGGTCGCGCGCTTCGCGAGGCTCTGGGATGGTGGTGGTATGCGAAGACGCATGTATTCGAGGAGTCACTGCAATCGGTTGAGCGTTTCTCCCAGGGGATGCTCACCGCGAAGATTGACGGTCTTCGCGACTCAGCCACTGGGCTCCCCAATGAGGAGCTTGCGGCACAGTGGATCGCCCTGCTTGAGCAGATGCGTTCCAAGCATGTCATGGTGTTCGACAACCGGGACGAGGTCACTCACGTGGAGATGACCGGCACCGGCTGGGAACTCCAGAAGACGATGCGCGAGGAACTGAAGAACAGCATCTTCACCCTAGTCCTGGGCGCCAACCTGACCACGTCGGCGAGCGAAGGCGGCAGCTATGCGCTGGCGGAGGTCCAGGAAAACTCGACGGAGGCCTTGATCCAGTTTGACAGGCAGTCGCTAGAGGAAACCATGACGGACGACCTGATGGGTTGCATCTGGTTCCACAATCACGCCAACCTGACCGAACTTGGCATCCAGGACCAGAAGCCCCGCTTCTCGGTGACCCAGGAGAAGAAGTCAGACCCGAAGGAGCGCGCGGATGTCGCAGCAGTCCTGAACGGCATGGGTGTCTCACTGTCCCTTGAAGAACTGCTTGAGCAGACCGGCTTCAAGAGCCCTGACCCCGACGAAGAGGTCATCGCTGGCTCTACAGCGCCCGCCATGGACCTGATGAGCGGCATGGGCAGTTTCCCGCAACCATCGCAACCACAAGCAACCCCGCAGGCAGCTCAGTGATCCTCCCGAACAAGCAACCCCGTCCAGTCCGTCCACCAGCCTTCGCCACCGACTTAGCGCAAGAGCATGAGGCCGCAGGTAGCTCTAAGGGCGGTCAGTTCGCGCCAGCAGGTGGCGGCGGCGGCGCCGGCGGGGGGCGGACGAAGTGAAAGTAGACGCAGCCCGCTTCCTGGAAGACACCACCGGCCGCTTCGCCGCCCACTACAGGCGCGCGATGGGGGAGATGGTCCGGGCAGTGGCTTCCGGCGACAAGGGCCAGCTCATGGCCGCGCGCGCGCAGCTAGCCACAGCCATGTCGGACACCATGGCGATGGGGGAAGCGTTCGGCGCGATGCAGATCCTTCGCGCGGCCGCAACCGAGATGGTGGATATGCACTTCGCTGGAGACACACGCGAGCTATTGTCATTTGCCGCCGAGACCCCCATCACCAGCCTCACCCTAGTGGAAGCTCTAGCAGACATGGTTGAGCGCGCCCCGCGCACCCTACGCAAGTCAGCAGAGCGCACCGCTCAGAACATCGCCAAGCTCTACAGCGAGGACCGCGTCACCGCATTCGTCCGGTCTGCCGAAAAGGCAGTCACCGCGCAGGTGCAAGACGTGTTCCTCCAGGCGATGAAGGACGGCACCCACGAGAACCGCATTGGCCCAATGGTCCGCGAGGCCGTCGAGAAGGTGTCCACGAAGATGGCAGCCTGGACGGATGGCTATTCCAGGATGGCTTTCCGCACCAATATGAGCACCAGCGTCACCGCTGGACGCTTCAGGCAGGTTTCAGATCCGGCGGTAGCAGCAGTGATTCCCGCATTCAGGTTTGATGCCATGGGGGACAGCGACACCCGCCACAACCACATGATGCTTGACGGTCGCATTTTCAAGGCGAGCAACCCCGTCTGGAACAAGATCGCACCACCAATCGACTACAACTGCCGATGCCAAGTGTCGCTGGTGTCAAAGCCTCAACTGGAGCGCATGGGGCGATTGCTAGACGGCGACACCGTCGAGTCATCATTCCCCAGCGCCTACCGACCATCACCAACCTTCCGTCACAGTGGGCGGCCTGACCTGTTCATGGTGGCTCAATGACCATCTGGAGCGAGCTACGCCCGGACTTCAAGCGCATGGTGGCCCGCGATGGTGCTCACCGGACCGCAGAGCGTATGATGGTGAACAAGAAGACCGTCTATCGCCTGATCACGCAGGAGACGGAGGACCCCCGCCCGCTGACCGTAGACGCGGCTCGGCGGCTAATCGAGAAACGACAGACGGAGAATACCAATGAGCAGTAACGGTTACGAATGGGTCCAGGAGGGCAACAAGCTCATCATCCGCAATGTCCCGATCTTCGTTGAATGCGATCGCGGCGAGATGAGCTTCAATGCCACTTGGATCAAGAAGGCCATGGACAAGGCCAAGGTCAGGCAGCGCGAAGGATACTTCCCGCCGATCCATGTCAGGCACCATGAGCGCGTCAAGGCGCAAGAGAACGTCCAGGCGGCTGGCTACTTCAAGGTCACCGGGACCAAGCAGATCACCTTCAAGGGTGAGCGCCGGGAAGCGATCTTGGCCGACCTCATCATCACTGACCCGTTCATCGCGGATCAGGTGAAGAACTCCCGTCTTCCTTACCGCAGCGTCGAGATCCACTCACCGGAAGGCGAGAACCCCGGCCTGGACTCCCTAGCCCTGCTTGATCACGATGTTCCGTTCCTGGAGCTACCCATGCTCGAACTGGCTCAAAGCGACTCAGCGGTGGCGAATGCCACTTTCTGCTACGAAGGACAAGGTGATACTCGGGCGATGGTAGCATTCCGGCGCAACGACACGGCGCACCTACTGTTTTGCGAGGACGACATGGACACTGACGAAGAAAAGAAGATGAAGGCGGAGAATGACGCAGCGAGCAGGCCAACCGATGTCGGTTTGTCCGCAGCGCCGCCGGAAGGCACCCCGCCCGCTGACCCGGAAGGCACCCCGCCCGCCGAGCCACCGAAGGATGCCGTCCCGCTTGAGGTCGCGCCAATCTGCGCTGCAATCCGCAGCGGCGCAATTAGCGTCGCAGGCATGGATGAGATCGTTGAAGCAATCAAAGCCCGCACAGGCGTAGACCCTGAAGCAGCGGCAGCAATTCAACCCGACTTGAAACTGGACAACCCGGCCCCCGCCGCGGTCCCTGGAGCCGAAAGCATGGCAGCAAACACCGAAAACGTGGCGCGGTTCGCCGCACTCGCAGGCGAAAACAGGGCTCTCAAGGGTCGTTTGGACGCCATGGAAGCAGACCGCGCGCGCGAACGCGACGTATCTGAAGCCTATTCCCGTCTCAAGGACCGCCCACTCGGCGCGGATCTCGAAGGCGAACTGATCAAGTTCCATACGGATCACGGTGGCGTCGCGTTTGCGGCCTACGTCGGTGCACTGCACAAGAACGTAGGCCCGACCCCGGAAGGCCGCAGTGCCTCGGTGGAATCGCCCACAGACACCAGCGGCGAGGCAGAGAAGTATCTCGACCTTGGCGCTGACGCCGTTGACAAGGCCGCGCAGTTCTCCTCTGAGTGGCGTGAGCTGTCTGCTTACGGCCACATCACGAAGAAGGAAGATCGTTACGTCGCCGTCGCGATGGCGCGCGCTGGCTTCCACCTCACGGAGAACAAGTAATGGCTAACCCCGTGCTGAACGTCGTCCACAAGACGAACCCCGCTGGCGGCCGAGCCAGCTTCCCGGTCAAGTCTGGTGTCACCCTCGGCGATGGCGCCCTTGTGATGTTGAAGGATGGCTTCCTAGACCACTGGGATGACACCAAGGACTTCCCCGGCCTCGTGGTGGGCGGAGACTTCAATTCCGCCACCGGCCTGCTAACGGAGAACAAGTAATGGCTAACCTCGTACTTAACGTCGTCCACAAGACGAACCCCGCTGGCGGCCGAGCCAGCTTCCCGATCAAGTCTGGTGTCACCCTCGGCGTTGGCGCTCTTGTGATGCTAAAGGCTGGCTTCCTAGACCACTGGGATGACACCGCGGACTTCTACGGCCTCGTGGTAGGCGGAGACTTCAATTCCGCCACCGGCCTGCTAACGGGCACCTCAGCACTGGAAGAAGCCACCGTTGACACGTCTGGCGTGACCTTGATGCACTTGAGCATTGGGGGCACGGCGACGGCAGCCAAGCGCGGCGATCTTGTCTACTGCGCTGACAGCAACCCAGCGTCGATGACCCTCACGGACACTACCAACGCCCCCGTTGGCTACATGAACCGGTGGCGATCCGCCACGGACGTTGACGTCACCCTGTTCACCCCTGGCGAGCATCTCGCTGGCATGGCCGCGGCTACTTGGTAGTCGGCAGCAACCCCGATAAAGGAATCAAATGAGCAACGTCATCGCTGCCAACGTCCTGGCCAACGGACTCCGAAACGAGTTCGCGGATACCTACATGGCTATCCGCAATCGACAAGCCGATTCTCGGCTGGGTTCCATCATGGATTTGTCCATCGGTGCAACCAACCGGAAGCATGAGTTCGCCTACTTTGAGGCAGCTCCCCATATGGAATACTGGCGCCGCGGCGACACTATTCCCACTGATGGCATGGACTCAGTCCAGTTCCAGGTGGAAGTCTACGAGTGGGCTCGTCGCGTCCCGTGGTCCAAGTGGGACCGCAAGGACGACCAGACGCAGTCCCTGATGGACGTTGCTCGCATGGCTGGCGAGTCGGCAGCACTGCTCCCGGAGCGGTTCTTCTTCGACATCCTCAACGGCGCCACGGCGGCCCTTCCCAAGATCCCCAACGCACCCGATGGCGTTGACATCTTCAGCGCTACGGATGGCGATGGCGGCAACCGCTTCGGTATCTCTGGCGGCAACATCGTCGCTGGCGGCGCTGGCGTTGGCTCTGGCACCGCGATCCAGTCGGACTTCTATGAGGCCATTGAGCGCTTCAAGGGGTTCCAGGATGGCAAGGGCCAGCCGCTCCTGAGCGATGAGACCATCGACAGCGGCTTCATCATTGTCCACCCAGCGGAGCACACGGAAGCGTTTGAGAGCGCCTTCCTGCAAACCCGCCGGGGCGACACGGTGGGCACGGGAACAGCGCTCGGCGCAGCGACCAACCTGGTTCAGGAAGCCAACCGCAACGTGACCCTCTGGGGCACTCAGCGGATGACTGGCAACGACTACGCGATCTTCCTGCGGAACCCGCCGAAGAAGGCGACGTTCCTGTTGGACCGCGAAGGCGTCCAGGAGTTCACGAGCCTGGAAGGCGACAACAACAGCGACCACACGCGGAACACTGGCGAGGAATACGTCCAGTGGGAAGTGCGTCAAGGCGCTGGCGTAGCACTGCCGTTCGCGGCGATGCAAGTCGCTCCGTAGGCTCACGGAAAGACTGGAAGACTGACTAAGAGTTAATTGGGTCGTTGCTCCGAGAGGGGGGCGGCGACCCGTTTTTTGTTAAACCCCTCTACTGGAAGAACCCAGATCATGACTACCTCAATCGTTCCCCCAACCGAGCCGACCCCCGAATCAACGGTGGATCAGCCCGTCGCGTCTGCATCGTCTGTGATGCCGGCGTCCAATGTCTTGCCCCCGAAGGTGAAGCGGTCGAGCGCACCCCGCACCAAGCGCGGTCCGCACGCCAAGACTGGCGTTTCGACCCAGCCCGTAATGGTCGAGGGAAGCAAGCTGATCCCCGATCTCAACGACCACAAGGAGGCGATGAGTGAAGAGGTCTTCTTCTGGATCGGCCTGACGATGGACGCGCCGATCGAAAACATCACCCTTGCAGGCATCCGTGTCAGCAAGACGCAAGAGCGTGTTGTCCGCAGCAAGACGGACCCGAAGAAGCACGACCGTTTCCCTGTCTACGGCGGCATCGCCCGCATGACCCGACAGCGCTTTGACCAGTTCTGCGAAGTCATGTCTCGGACGGTTTTCCGCTTCCATTCGACTGACCCCGTAGTGGAGGAAGCTGGCACCGGTCAGAACATGGGCGACGTCCATGTTAAAGCCCGCCGCGGCTACCCGATCCAGATCCCCAGCGCCAAGCTCATCGCTGATCGCAAGGCCAACGGCAAGAGCATCCGGCCCTACCGAGCGTCCGGTCTGGACGAAGCAGCGGCCTACTACATCTACGCGCGTGAGTGCCGGGACCAGAAACGACCGCAACGCGAGCAGGACCAACCGGGAACGCTCGACAAAACTGGTATCGTTTGGCCTGGCAGCAACTAACCCCGCAGGAATGAAACCATGAGTGGATCACCAACCGAAGTTCAGATCAGAGCCCAGTGGACGGCAGCAATCGCGATTCTGGAGTCTATCCGGAACCTCGCCGACGGGACCGTAGCTGGAGACGGCGGCCTTCTGGATGATCTGGTGGTCAGCCTCAAGGGTGAATACACCCCCTCGCTCACGACTGTAACGTCGCGGATGAGGGCAGGCCTTAGCTCGATGGTTTCGCCGCAACAGGCGCAACAGGCGTTCGGTCCGATCCTGATGGAATACGGCCACCGCATCAGCAAGGGCGGCGGCTACGCGGAACTACTACTTCTAATGGGCGCCCTCTACGATCACTTCGTAGACAACAGCCTCTACGTGCTGACTCGCGGCATTGGCTACGACCTGACCGCGACCCTCGGGGCGGACAACGTCGGTAACGGAGCTATTGGCAGGCTCACCGTTGACCACCGCGGCTTCGACTTGGAAGCCTGTCACGTGGAGACCAAGCGGTTCGTTTGCGTCGGTGACCAGAATCAGGGTGTCAAGAAGGGAGCAGAGGTCTTCGAGTTCCTCGGTGAGTCCGCCAGCCCTGATAACCTGCTTGTGGGCGCGACATACGACACTGGCAAGCTGTTCGGGTCCGGGCAGTCTCAATCTGCCCGTCTACGCTCCTATCACGCTGGGGGCGGTCCTGGTGGCTCCTCGCTGAACAACAGTTCATGGAGCACCTACAACCCTTCTCAGACCCCGAAGTTTGCGGGATGGGATGAGACAACCAACCCGACCAAGGTCACCCAGAACACTGCCGTCACCTATAGGTCCTTTCCCAACTCGACGGTTGATGGCTCGCTACAGCTCACTGGAGACGGCGGAACCGTCTTGATCACGCAGACGCTGGCCAGCATGCGGATCACCCGGTTCGAGGACCGGCCCTATGGTCTGCGGGTCATGGCGCGCGCGGACACCGGCACAGCAACCGGCGGCAACCTGATCGTCACCCTCGGATCGTCGTCCCAAAGCTTCGCTGTTGACGACATCCGCACCACTGGCGGCTGGGTCGAGATCATATTGGACTTCGATGCTGATAGCTGGTTCCAGAACTTCGGCGAAGCCGACATGGCCGTCACCATCTCGTGGGACAGCCCGACCAGCGGCTACCTGCTTCTCGATGACGCCATCCTCATGGCTATGGATTCCATTGACGGCACCTACTGGTGGATTCGTCAGAACGCAGCGACCCCCATCAACTGGCTCGTGGAAGACGAGTTGGCCTTCACTGACACTGGCGGAGCCCCCGGCACGGGCAAGCTTCAATGGTGGCTTTGGCGCGCAGGTTACGGCTACCTGCCCAACAGCGGATCGACTCAGATCCCGGAGCCTAGCTAGTGGCGATCCAGGATGATCTATGGATCGCAGCGGTGGCGGCTTACCCGACCAGGGTGATGCTGTCGCTGACCCGCCCGGAAGACACTACCGCGACCACGGTCGATACGGCATGGGGCACTGCCGCAGCACTCGCGACCATCGAGATGTGGCCGATCTACGCGCAGACGGACTACGACGCAACCAACCCCGCGCACGTCCAGGTCGGTATCAGAGGCACCGTCGCGTTCCTCTTTGAGCGTGGTGGCACGTCCACAGAGATCGCGAAGATCAAATGGGAGGACGTGTTCAGCGATGAAGGCATGCTGTCTAAGATCAAGGTCACTGGACCGCGGTCTAGACCGCCCCCGCGATCCAACAGTCAGACGGCGGCGCCAAGCTCTGAGTTGTTGTCGGATGGCTCGCGCCCGCTAGGGTGGTCAGACGGCGGTAATCTCCCCGGTGGCATTCTGCCATCACGGCGGTCGTCCACCCAGTAAGCGAGAGGCTTCAATGATCCGGAATGAGTTTGAGCAAGGCGGCAAGATTGATTGCTGGAAAGCCGCTCTCGAGAATCCTTCGGATGCTATGAAGGCGATTGGGGCCATCCTTGTGGCTGAGTCCCAACTCGCTTTTCGTGAGCAGAAGTTCGATGGCAAGCAGTGGCGTGAGCGGAGCGTCCCCAACGTCTACGGGATCATCGCAGACTTCGCGGCTGGCAAGCCGTCCCCACCCAGTAGGCGCTTCCAGAAGCGACCCGTCCTCAAGGACACCGGCAATCTGTTCAGGACCATCAACTTCAGAGTTGAAGGCGACCACTCCGTAATCGTTGGGTCACCGCTTCCATACGCTGGTGTCCTTCACCAGGGCGGCAAGATAGAGTCGGAGAAGGTCACTGTCGATGTCCAGACCCGCCTAGCCAAGTGGCTCAAGGGCAAGGGCAAGCAGTGGAAGACGAAGCTAGGCTTCCTGCTCTCAAAGAACATGGAGGGCAAGACGATCAAGGGTGAGGTGGAAGCCCGCCCATTCATGGGTGTCACGCCACAGGCTCGCGACGACATCCGGAAGGCTGTTGGCGCAGTCCTATTCAAGTAAGTAGCTCAGGGATAGAATCGTCTCATGACCATCGGATCAGCCCCAAGAATCCTTCGCGCGCCTGGACGAGTCTGCCTCAATCCCACCGAGAGCTTCAGCGCCGAGAACGCGGAGTTCCCCTACGGAGGGACTGAGATCGGATTGGTCAAGAGCGCCGCGGTTTTCTCCCGCCGAACCCTCTTGCCAGTCATGTGCGAAGGGCTAGGTGAACCCGGTGACTGGCTGGAAGGCGAGCCGATGTTCACGTTCTCCTGCTTCTTACGCGGATGGGATGACGACGGTATTGCGAGCCTGATGAACTACGCCAGCGAGCAAGGCGCGGTGACCCAGCATCAGCTTTGGGCGGTCCCAGGCCCCCGCGCAGGGCGGTCAGCGCGGAGCAGGGCGGTCAAACTCCTCTACGAACCGGATGACAAGCTCAACGTCCCCGGCTGCATTGTCTACTTCGGCATCCCGGACCTGGACGAGGGAAGCGAGATCAGTTTCTCAAGAGACGCAGAACTAGGATTCCCCTTGACGCTGATCTGTCACCGAGCGTCCATCAGCAGTCTGATGATGGCGATCGGGCGAGTTCAGGACCTCAACGTCAACGGGTGATGATAGACTGGCCCCCATGTGGCCATTCAATCGAACGCAGACCTTCAAAGTAAAGCTCACGAACCTCGCATACGGGAGGTGGCTTCGCGCCAACAAGCCCCCGATGGACTGGTTCCTCGCCATGACGGAGGACGAGCAGGAGCAGCTAGCGATCATCGGCGATGAGTTCACGCAGGATATGTGCATCGCCATGGGCTACGCATGTAAGGACCCCCAGGCAGCCGAGGCCGGCATTGACGCGGCGAGCGGCGACCCAGGTGGGGAAGACAGCCTCCTCAAGATGATCAGCGAGAAGGCGATGCAGGCGGCGCAGGCTATGCAGGCCCCCGCTCGACCAACCCCCGGTCCGGAGGTCGCGCGGCCAAAATCGTTCGGTGAGTTCGGCGCCACTCGAGAGGAGCTTGCAGCACAGAAGCGCGGTCCGGTGAAGACGCCCCGAGTGTTCGGCGTGGAGATGAAAAAGTGAATGCCCGACAGTTCGCTCAGCAGATGAAGCATGAGCTTGAGAAGGTCGTCTGGCCAGCGGCTGGCGGCGCGCTCGTGTTCGGGGTCAATTCGCGAGTCCGCATCCTGGCCGGTGAGCCGTCCACCGAGGACGACCTACCCCGAGCATTCCCCTGGGCGATCATCGTCCTTGGAAACGGCACGATTGACGGCAACGCGGTCAACTTCTGCGAACACTCCTTCCAGGTGTTCACGGCGGCGCACGTCCTCGGCGACCACCTCGGCGAGATGGCGGTAGTCGGCGGCGCGGTTACCGATATGGCCACCAGTCCGAACCGCGGCGCGAGCGAGCTAGTCGAGCGCGTCCATGCAGCAGTTGGCAGCTTGACCGGCATGGACGGCGCCCGAGTGCTCATGTCGGCAACATCGGTGGGATCGCCAAAGTCCCTGGGGAATAACGCTCACTTGGTCATGGGTGAACTTGGCCTCACGGCGCTCTGCACTGTCCAGGCGAGCTACGCACCGCCGCAGATGCTCACTAGAACCACTGGGCTCTGGAAGTGGGACGGGAGTCAGTGCAAAGCCCGGTTCGACTTCCTGAGATTCAACCTCGTGAAGAAGGCTGGACTGATCCCGGCGGTGACCCCGGAGGACGGCACCAGCGTCTACACAGGGACGGAAGCTGAGAGCACAGCCACAGGAGCCGCTGGGAGCACCTACACGGTCTTCGCTCAATACGACTCCCGTGGCAACGGTCTCGTAGAAGGAAGCTCTGACGTTGTCCTGGGGAGCTACAGGACCATCTAATGACTCGACAGTGCAAAGGCGGCATCGTCTGGCGTCCAAGAGTCTCGCACGGCGACCCCTCCCCCCAGAAGGCAGAGGCACGTCAGCGCCGCGGCATGGATGGGGTGTCGAGGAAGAAGGGCCCGATCAAGCGGTGGCTGAAGAAGGCGGCTGTCGCCGCCGAGATGCAGCGCCGCCGGATGGTTCGTAGTCGCGCGAAGAAGGCTAAGGCAGGAATGTCGGCGGGTCGCATGGCCGCGAGCGCAGGCATCCGCGGGTCGGCTGGCGCTGGAGTCCTTCGAGCATCCGCGGGCGCCGCAGCCAACCCGGTCGGCGCGGTGATTGCTGGCGTTGCCATGGCCGCGGTGGTCGCGACGCGCGTCCTGACTGGCCGCAGCTTCGAGAACATGGGGCAGGTGGTAAGGAAAGCGCTGCTCGGCGACATGCCGGAAGAGGCGATGGCTGACTCCCGCACCCGCAACGAGATGGCCTCACCAGAAGTCATGGCCGCATACTCGAACAACGGTGGGCACGGGTCTGGCGTCCACAAGCAGCTTCAGGGCATCTTCGAGATGGCGCGCCGCCGGAACCTTCACCTAGAGAAGGGCAGGCGCATGTTTGAGCGCTCGCAACAGTTCCAGGTAAACGCGATGAGCGACATTGTTGTGATGGAGCTGAAGAACCTCTACCTGAGCATGTGGACTTCCAAGGGCGGAGACGAGGAATGGCAGAGGACAGAGCGACTGATCAATAAAGCGAAGGAAACTGGCGGCAAACGAGCAGGTGGCACAGGGAGCGATTACCGATGAGTAAGCAAGGCAACATGAGGGCCGAGGTCGTGGTCGATCTACAGACAGAGGAAGCCCGCCGGAAGCTCGGCGACCTTACCAAGTTCGCGGCCCGGCAAGCCAAGCGAGCAGGGAGCATTGTTCGACGGACCGTTGGCGCAGGCCTCAAGTCCGTGGGTCTCGGTGCTGGCGTTGGCGCTGGCATGGCCATCGTTAGAAGCCAGACATCCAGCGGCGTCGGTGACGTGTTCAGCGAGGTCTTCGGTGGGGTCTCTGCACGCCTAGAAGACAGCATCCTCGGTGACGCAGCGGTCAACGCGCGCGCAGACAAGAGCGCACGCGAAGACACCGTCGCAACCTTCGGGATGGTCGCAGGGATGCAGGGCAGCATCCCCGCCGGCGCCAAAACCTTCTTCGACGCTCGCCGCAAGTTCACCAAAGCGGAGCAGGATGGCAGGAAGCTCTTTGAGATGAGCGACGACTTCCGTTCCACCGATCCAATTGACACGATGAAGAAGGTTTTGGACAACGTCACCGACCTAGTAAAGGAAGCGTTCGCAGCGCTCGGCGACCGCATCTGGGCATCACTGTTCGGTTAGTAATATGGCACTCACAAACCCAATCAGCATCACCTGGGGGTCGCGAACAGTCGGTGGCTCGTCAAGCACCTACCAACTCAACGGACCCTACGTCGTAGACAAATCGTTCGGGCAACTGAGAGTTGTCGCCGAGGTGTTGGTGGTGTCTACCAGCATCAGCGGGCTCCAAGCGGCGAGCGAAGCCCTCGAAGACGACTTCAGGAAGCGTGATCAGGATCTGAAGATATCAATGTCTGGCGGGACATGGGACTACAAGTCCGGCGATTCCTTGCTGAACACAACGTCCAGCATCACCAAATCAGGCAATCAGGACTACGATCGCGGCCACTCGCGCGCCTACACAGTCATCGTTGAAGGGACGCTCCCGGCAGATGACGAAGACGGCCTCAGCGTCCTTGAGGTCACGTTTGATTACGAGCCATCCCGCCGCCGGACGGTGTCAATGCGGGGCGTCTACACAGCCATCGACAACATCGGGGCTGAACAGTCGTATCTCGACGACTTCGACTCGCGCGCAGACGCCATACTGGCAGCAGCAACCCCCGCAGGCACGTTCGAGTTGGTTGACGAAACTCACAGCCGCGACCGGAATGATGCTGAATGCTCGTTCACGAGGTCTTACGTGGAGATCCTGTTCAGTCAGGGCACCACCCTCGACGAAGCGTCTATCGTTGACCACCGCGTCACGTTCTCCA